ATTCGTAATGGGTAGTGAAGGAACAACATACGAGCTGGATATATCACAAGTACTTCATTCTGAAGACGGAACGTTCATATTTCTATTCAAAGAGGAAAATGATATTCCAGCTCTATGTTTTAATATCGAACAGGTACACATGTACATGATGAAGAAGAAGGGAGAGCCGTGGCCTATAGAAAATCTTACAAAGGGATAATGTACCGTTCACTATTTGAACGTAGAGTTGCAGAATATTTGGACAAGTCAAAAGTAAAGTTTAAATATGAACCCTTAGAGTTGGGGTACTATATGCCAAAGAATGGTTTGTGTAATTCTTGTGGAGATACTGACATATTAGTATATCGTAAGTATGTCCCAGATTTTATAGTTTCAGATAATATTATTATTGAAGCAAAAGGAAGATTTACATCTGCGGACCGTAGTAAAATGAGAATGGTTGCACATTGGAATCCAGAATACGATGTTCGTATGATGTTTCAACGAGATAATTTTATTACTAAGCGACACAAGAAACGTTACAGTACTTGGTGTAAAGACCATAATATACCTTGTGCTTTTCATGAAAAAGGGCAGGTTCCAAAGTGGTTAACAGTTTGAGGAAAACAAGTTATGCAGAGTATTGAACATTACAAGACAACTACAATGCTCATAATTGGAGATAGTCATGTAGAACCGCAGCAGAATCTGTCACGGTTCCATGCACTTGGTCATCTGTGTCTTGATCACCGTCCAGAAATAATTCTGTCTATTGGGGATTTCCTATCGTTAAACAGTTTGTCTGCGTGGGATGTCGATAAGAAGAAAACAATGGAAGGTAAAAGATACTGGGATGATGTTGACTCGGGAAACGTTGCTCTCAATGCACTCGAACAACCTATAACATGTTATAACAAATCACAAGTAGATAAGAAGCGAGCACAATATAAACCAAGAAAAATCTTTATTAAAGGTAACCATGAAAACAGACTTGATAGGTACATTGAAAAAAATCCTGTGTTGGATGGATTTCCAATATCATTGGAACACAATCTCAGCTTGCAAAAACGTGGATGGGAAGTTGTACCGTACAAAGAACATCTTGTTATTGACGATGTGGCTTTTACTCACATACCTATTAGTAACAATGGTAATCCCATTGGTGGTAAATATGTTTGTCAACGGGCCTTGGATCTTTATAATTACTCCATTGTGTTTGGGCACACTCATAGGCTGGAAGTAGCTAATAAACACAGACACGGAGGAACACATTTACAACAGTCGTTGAACTGTGGGTGTTTCTTTGACCATGTTCCAGATTATATGCAAGGTGCTACTACAGATTACTGGAGAGGTATAGTACTATTAGATATTACACAACCTATGCGGTTTGATATTAAAACTTACTCCATGTCACATTTAATGAGGGAATACGGCAATCATGAGTAGTGAATTCAAAACAAAACGAGTTCATGAAACAGTAGCAAGACACTTACTAAGTGAAGAAGCAGATCCATTATTAATAGCAGCTGCATTAAGTAACAGCTGCCTAATGAAAAATCCAACTTTAACACTTAGAGGCAAGGAAATATTCATAAGCACTGTGGATGTACTTAGCGGTGCTCCTATATTTTCTTATCAAACACTTCCTGAAGACTTGGCGGCAGTGATGACTGAAGTTTTAGATAAAGCAAGTCTCGGCGAGATTACGGTAGAGATACCTTGTAAGTATCTCGTAGAAACTGTCGCAGAAGATTACTGGGAATTCCGATCAGTAGCAGAACTAGTAGAGGAGATAGAACGTGGGAAAGTTGGAGACGAGACGGGAAAGACCTGAAAAAATAAATAAGGATTCACTTTTCAGAGAACTTGCAGGTTCGAAATATAAACATAGAGTAGAACGAGACAAGAAGAAATATGATCGTAACCAGTGTAGGCAAATTGATTGGCTATCTGGTTGGGAATACGAAGATACAACTGAGACAATGGAGGATAATAATCCATGACGGAACACATGGACGACTACCAAACTTTTATACACAAATCTCGTTACGCCAGATGGAGAGATATAGAACAGCGTAGAGAAAATTGGCCCGAGACGGTTGAAAGATACATATCATTTTTTCGTGAACTTGGAGAACAGCGGGGATGGAAGTTAAGCGATACCTTATACAATACGATAACGTCTTCGATATTATGTCTAGAGGTTATGCCATCAATGCGTGCCCTGATGACGGCGGGACCAGCCCTTGCCCGAGATCATACAGCGGCTTACAACTGTGCCTATCTAGCGATAGACAAGGTGTTCAAGTTTTCGGAGTTGATGCACTGTCTGCTGTGCGGGACGGGCGTTGGTTACTCTGTTGAATCGAAGTTCATAGAAGCACTGCCGGAAGTCTCGGAAGAAATATTTCAGACTGATACTGTTCTTCATGTAGCGGATTCTAAAGACGGTTGGTGTAGAAGTTTTAAGGAACTGATAGGGTTGTTATACAATGGGCAGATCCCCAAATGGGATCTGAGTCAAGTTAGACCTGCGGGTGCAAGACTTAAAACATTTGGGGGTCGTGCATCAGGACCAGAACCTTTGGATGAACTGTTCAGGTTTTGTGTTGAAATGTTTAGGGGAGCTTGTGGAAGAAAACTGCACTCTATAGAAGTACATGATCTGTGTTGTAAGATAGCTGATGTAGTTGTAGTTGGTGGTGTACGACGTAGTGCACTAATTAGTCTTAGCGATCTAAACGACTCTAAAATGAGGGATGCTAAGAAGGGAGACTGGTGGAAAGAAGATCAACAACCGTATAGAGCGTATGCTAATAACAGTGTAGCGTACACAGAAAAACCTGACGAGAGTATATTTCTACAAGAGTGGTTGTCTCTGATGGAATCCAAGAACGGTGAGCGTGGTATCTTTAGTAGGCACGCTGCCAAAAAACATTTGGAAAGAAACACGTCTAGAAACATAGAGCACGAGTTTGGAACTAATCCTTGTTCGGAGATCCTTTTACGTGACAGGCAATTCTGTAATCTTAGTGAGGTAGTGATACGAGAAGGAGATACGTTTGAGGACGTACAAGAAAAGGTAAGAGTGGCTACCATTATTGGTACTATGCAATCGTCTCTTACAGACTTTAATTTCCTTTCTAAAGTGTGGACTTCTAATTGCGAAGAGGAACGATTACTGGGTGTGTCTCTGACGGGGATAATGGATCATGAGGTGTTTAGTGGGCAAGTTGAAGAGTGTCCGGGACAGTTGTCTCAGTGGCTTAGACAACTTCAAAAGACGTCTGTGGAAACTAATAGAGAGTTTGCTGAAGCTATTTCAGTCAATCCCTCCACCGCTATTACTTGTGTTAAACCTAGTGGAACTGTGTCTCAACTTGTTGATTGTAGTCCTGGGATACATCCTCGTTTCTCTAGACATTATATCCGTACGATTAGAGGCGATAAAAAAGATCCGATTTCCCAATTTATGATTGATCAGGGTGTGCAATGTGAGCAAGATGTCACTAAGGATAGCCACTGGGTATTTTCCTTTGCTCGAACTACACCCAAAGATGCTATTACAGCAACTGAAATATCAGCTATACAACAACTAGATTTGTGGAAGGTATACGCTGAGAACTGGTGTCATCATAAACCTTCATGTACAATATACGTAGAGGAGGGAGAGTGGCTCAAGGTAGGGTCTTGGATATACGATAATTTCCATCTGGTGTCCGGGCTATCCTTCCTTCCAAAGTCCCACCATGTGTACAGACAAGCGCCTTACCAGGCAATATCTAGGGATACCTATGAACAACTGATAGAGAGTGAGAAAAAAGAACTTGACTGGAGTATTCTACCGGCCTATGAGCACGAGGATAATACTACTGGTTCACAAGAATATGCGTGCACAGCGGGTGTGTGCGACATAGAGTAACCGATCAATGGTCAAAGTAAACGTTAGAGAAGACGGGTAGAGGGCGGGAATCATATTGGTTGTCTTTTCCTACGGCGGTACTAACTGGCACGAAGATGTCGGTGTACCGTTCTTTGACCGCCATACATCTATAACGAGTTATAGGTACTGACATGAGTAGAGACGACAAATCAGAGTATTACGATGCGGGTGGTATAGAGGTTTTAGATATAGTTAAAGCAAAGCTCGACACAGTTCAATACCAAGGGTACCTTTTAGGTAACGCTTTGAAATATCTTTTAAGGTCTAATTTTAAACAGGACAGTAAAAGAGATATAGAAAAAGCTAGTAACTACCTTACATTTCTTTTAGAGACATACGACTAGCATATGCAAACAGAAAGGATACTTAAATGCGAAGGTTGCACTCAGTGTTGCAGGGGACCGGACAGGCTGTTACCTATAGATCCTTCACAGGCAGAGATGTACGAGGTTCAAATGGTACGTTTCGGTACCGGGTACCTGACAGTTCTAGCCATGAAGGAAAATTCGGATTGTATATATTTGCAGGAGAGCGGATGTTCAATATGGCATCGAAGACCGATAGAATGTCGCCAGTACGATTGTCGTCAACACATGAAGATCAAGACAGAGAGGCAACGCTTACCGCACATATCGTTAGCCGCTCACTTATTGGACAAAAGGATGTTAACTAAGTGATAATTTATTTATTTGAATTTATCTTGTCAAGGAAACGCTGCACACATGTTGATGGTGTGTATTCAGTACCAGAGTAAACATCCCAGGCCGCACCTGCACCTTGTTTGGCGGATGTCATTGCATCTTTAGTGTAATCTGACTGTTCTTCTGCTAACATTCTATTAAACAGAGTACCGAAAGCCATTCTACGAACATCTACAGGCAAAGTTTTATCTAGTGTTCGTGTCATAAATTCTAAATGGTGCGGGGAACTTATTATCTTGTTAAAGTGTCGAAGCAGTAATACCACACCAATGTTTGCTAAAACGCCCATACTCAGTACACCGTAACCGCCAGCCGCTGCGAGTGCCACTTGTATTCCTCCAAGAGCGGCACGACGACCCACAAACTGGTGAACACTTCCTGGCTCTTGGATCTTTTCAGCAGTAGTTATTAACTGTCGTAATCTTGTGTAGCTTACTCCACTACCTTTAAAGAATTCTTTCATTGCTTCTGGGTTTACAGCTGTAGACCCGTTCATGCCCAGTTTCTTCTTTAACACATCCCAGTTCACACTTTGTATTTCACCAGATCGACTGCGTTTTATGGTTTCGTTAAAACTTTTTTCAACGTGTAATTTAAGAGCCTGGCCCATAAGATGGTCGCTTCTGGGATCGTTGAGAAGTGTGCGTAGGTCTTTTATACTCTGTTTACTCTTTAAATTAACTGTAATGCGAGCTATCTCGTCCGCATCTAGTGTTCCCAAATCCTCGATTCCGGGGTCAAATACGTTCTTATCAACACGATACCATCTCTTTGCGACGGGAGTTTGAAACATTGCTATATTAGCATAGAATTTGTCAGCATCCGCACGAGTTAGTTGGTACTTCTTGATCAATTCTGCCTGAGATTCGGACACTTTACTAAAGTTAGGGTTGGCAAATGCCAGCTCCATTGCCTGACGAATTTGTGCAACTTCCCGTATTTGAATTTTCTCTACTGTAGCCGCACGTACAAAATCCTCTAGTTTTTCTGACAAACCTTTATATTGGTCTACAGTCATATCACCTTTAATTCTATTTAGATAGTTCACCCACGTCTCAAAGGCTTCTCTGGCCGAGGATGGATGAGGTAGCTTTTTTGGATCTGGTGTTGGTTTACTAATTGTGCGCATGTCAGATGGTGTATGCGTACCCTTAAACTGTTGTCTCGAAGTTGATGTTGTTGCTTTCTTCTCCAATGGTATTATTTTATCTCTAAGTGCCTTAGCAACTTGTTTTGCACCGGGTGTGTAAACTCCCTCCGCATTAGTAAAACCGTTTTTTATTATGTCTGTTGGTATAATTCTAGGATCGTCAAATTGAGAAGCTATGCCTCTAAGACGATTATAGTTCTCTCCCGCTATCTTTATAAATTGTTCTCGTACATTTTTAGCAGCCCGAAGCATGTCTATACTAAGTTCGTTAGACAATACTCCGTTAGGAGCCAAAGCATTTAATACGCCGTCAAACGCGCCCCTAACTTTTTCCATTTTCTTTGCATGTGCTGCTCTAGATGGACCACCAATCCACGGAAAAATACCTAGTACTTTTTGGGTACCTGCAAGAAATCCAGACTCAACAACTTCAGAAGCACCTAGCGATAGTCCAACAGCGTCGGCCTCTTTCATTATTCTTCCAACATCTTTAGTTCCTAACCCAAGAACCAGACCCGTTCCTTTCCAAAGAAGATGTCCTCCTGCTACAAAACCGAAACCCCACAACGCCTCTGTTCGTGCTGCTTCGAGAGCTTCGAGAGCTATTTCATCAGATCTGGGAATTTTATCCATGTCTATAAAACCCGCAGCATCAGCCACTCCTTGCATTGCACTGTGTGCTGCGGAGCCAATCGCAGCCCCGCCAATACTACCAAGTAGAGGCCCCGTTGGACCGGAAATTGGAGATGTGGCCGTACCGACAGCCATTCCTCCCAATGATCCCCACATAGTTGAATCTCTCTTGTCCCAAGGGAGATCGGTGGGCACCTCTCTAGGTGGCCTGTCTGCAAGTATTTTGTCTAACTGTTCCACCTGGTCACCTATCCGGGGAGGGTTTTCAACAGCTTCTTCCCTTTTCCTTTGCCTTGTTAACGTCGTTTGATCTAGTAAAGCTGCTTTAACCTGCCTCATCTTCTGCTCATTAAGTACTTTTTGCCGCAATAACTTAAGCTCTTCTTCGGTATAATAATGTGATGGAAATGTGGAGTTTTCTTCGTTGTTAGCCATAGTGTGTGTCTCTCTGTTACCCGTATTACGTGACATAGAACGTGTGTTACGGGCTGGTCCTCTGTATCCGCCGCCTCCCGGAGAAAAATTTGTAGGTGTTGTAGGCCGTATGTATTCTTCCATACCGACATTTTTTCTCATTTGCTCCAAAAAACTATTGCCTTTTCCTATACCAAGTCTAGAAAGTAATTCTTTATTTAACTTGCCGGTAACCTTTAGACCTTTCTTGTTTTGATACGATTCTATAGCTGTTTTTGTTTTTTTGCCCCAAAATCCGTCAACCGGTCCCGCGTTATAACCGCTAGCATTTAGTTTTGATTGTACTTTTTTGGTGGTTTCTACCTCTGCTTCTTGAGCTTTGCGGTCAAGAACAAAACCCTCTTCAGTACCTGTATACAGTTCAGTGTCACGCGCAGGTACAAACCGACGGCGACTGAATACCGGTGTATCTGGATACGCTTTCATTACAGCGTCTGAATATTTTCTGGCGTCTGTTCCAAACCCGTCCTCAATACTTTTATTTGGGTCTTTAAGCCACCTTTTAGTTTTATTCGCGCCCTGATTATGGGCTATACCAAGAACAGACAGTTTTTCTGCCACGTTGTGATTTGTATATTTTGTTGATCCAATTAAAGATTCATGGTTAGACAAAGTAAATGCGGCAAAAGCTAGTTCCTGTGTTTCTGGAGAGTTCCTGTAATCAGAACGACTCGAATCTTCTGTGTCGTCGTAAAAAGACTCATGTTTTTTAAGACTTTCGGGAACTGGTATTTTAAGTTTATTAAGCCGTGTTATAGCTTCATTTTTAGCAACTCTGCCAAGCTGATACTTGCCATCATAATCAAAACCACTTCCTCCTCTGGCCTTGTATCCACCAGAACTTTGTGATTCTATCTTTGCAATCGCACTTCTAAAGGAGTTCCATTGATCTTCCGAAACTCCCATTTTATCCAAAATAGTTTTTATGGATTCTGATATAGATGTTGCCATAAGGTTACCTGTGAGTAGAGTCTATAACAGTGTTATAGGTTACTGGTGCGCTTACTGCGTACTTTCTAGCCACCTGTGTAGTATCGCCAATCTCGCTTCTGAGAGATCTTGTATATTGTTAGCCCACTCATCTAGTACCTCTACAGACCACTCTGTCCCGGTTTCTGTGTCTCTAAACACGGATACTGGTGTATTAGTATTGTCTTGATCAACAGTGTTACCTAGTAATTCAGCAGTAACGTCACTCGTTTCGCTCACATTATCTGTGGTATTACCGAGGCCAGCGTTATTACCACCGTACAGGTTTTGTAGAGTTTCTGTATCCCCCGAAAGAGTAGCATATAGCTTAAGAACCTCTGTTAGTTTTGTATTAAGTTTACCTTCCAACGTGTCTAGGGCGTCGTACACATGCTGATCTGTTCTTAACCCAGTTAACTTGGTCATGTCTGCGGCACTGTCAATAACTATTTTGAGAAGTCTACCGTCAGGCTCAAGTCCACGGGCAGTTGTGTACTTAAGAAACGCTTGCCAAACTCTAACTCCACCAGAAGTAGCCACAGGTTTCATAGCTCTCAAAGCAGACACGCTTTCATGTACATCTGCTCTGTTTTTCTTTTGTTCTTCCTTGGTTAATTGCGCGTGGTGTCTATGAATGTTTGCAATTTCTACGTCTATCACAGCATTAAGATGGTTAGATAGTTCACCACTATCATACCCCATAGTAGCTTCTAGTACGGTATCTAATACTTCGTTAAAAACTCCACCAGCAGTTTCGAAGGCATAAATCGCAGAACCGGATGCTCCAAATAGCCTTGAATCTTGTTGCATTGCTTGCTTAACTTCCGCAATTGTTTCCAGCCCGAGTCTAAGGTTTTGTACCTGACCGAATAATTTTTCGATCTGTGTAGCCGACATTGCGCCTACAAAAATATTTCCATGGAGGGAACCACCTTGACCGGGGTTTGGTCGTCCTTTAGTTTCTTGCAAATTGATGTCCCCACCAGTACCCAATACTATTCTAAAACCACTTGCGTTTCCCCCGCTGCTTGCATATGCGTGGGCGTAATCCTTAGCAAGCGTTGTCTTTATACCTTTCTGTGCGTACGTTTGGTCTAGCTTTGTAAGACTATCAAAGTTTTCATCAAAATTAGATATCTTTTCGTCTTCGTATCCTGCTTTTGTCCTTGCAAACTTTCTGGCTAAGTTGGATTCTTCACCTGCGGCTCTCGCCTCTTTATCCATTTGTGCAAACCTAGCTAGGTCTTGTTCGAATGGTGTTCCGGTCGGTTCCTTCGCTTTTCTTGCTGCTTCTGATTTAGCTCTTTCTTCTTGTGCTACACGTCTTTGTTC